TTTAGGAACAGGTACAACAATAGACAACTTATATAACATCACGGGATTGACCCATAGCCTTTCTCCTGGAGGATTTACGTCAGAAATACAGTTTACGTTTGCAGATGCATACGGAAAATATGAAAGCCCACAAAAGTATATGGAACAAATGAAAGCAATTGCAGAAACGTTAAGAAGAAAAGCTGCAGAATCTACAGGCATCCAACAAAAACCTCAGTTTCCTGCAAAACCTGCAAAAAAGTAGAATTAAAAGTCATTTTTATATGTAGTGTAAAAATAAAAAAAGTTTGTTATGTTATAGATTGCTATGGAAGTTACAATTTCTTCTTCGGTTCTAGGTTCAAAGAAGAATTTATTGTTGTCTGATGACGGAGCAACATGGACAGACAGGATTCAAAACGACGCTTGGAATTTTTCTGGAGACATCAAACGAATCAATGACCGTTGCTTCGATACAGCACTTCGTTTACACAACATAACAGACGTTCCATCGGTTCCTGAAAAATATAAAAAATCCATGTCCTTGCTCATGGAAGGAAACCCTCCGTGGTCGATGATTCTTCCAAGGGCTCAATACAAAACGTTTTTTGATGAAATCGTTTCTTTTGTAAAAAAGAATAAAAGCATTTCTACAGGTTACTATACTGATGCATTTGTTCATGGAAACAAGGTTTTAAACCTGATAAAGCCAGTAAAGACTGATGCAATCAAGATCAATGAAATCTGTGGTTCATCTGCGATTAATTCACAAGTTGTTGAGTCTTTCAGACCTCGCGCCGGAGGTTATGCCCAGCCTGTTTCTTACGATCGATTTGGCACGGTGACTGGACGATTGATTGTTGATTCTGGTCCAAACATCTTGCTTCTAAAGAAAGATTACAGGAAAATCCTTAAACCTTCACACGCAGATGGACGTATTATTTCAATGGATTTTTCTTCATTGGAGGCTAGGATATTGTTGTATGAATCAGGAAAAAACTGTGAAGAATTTGACTTATATGAAATGCTTGCGAGACAGTTTGGTGGCCTTCCACGAGCGATGGTCAAGGCAGCAGTATTGTCTGTTTTATACGGGTCGTCTAAGGGAATGGTAGCGCTACATTTAGGAACGACGGAAGAAAAAATATCAACGTTGATTCGACAGATTGAAGACTACATCGACACAAAAATCTTATTGAAGAAGCTGAAACAACAGCACAAATCAGAAGGCTGCATCACCAATAAGTTCGGCAGAAAGATCAACATAGACAGGGTTCAGGACAACATCTTCATCAATTACTACGCACAGTCTACAGGAGTAGATGTATCGTTGATTGGATTTGGAAAGATCCTAGAACAGCTAGGAACCAATGGCATCAGACCCATATTCGTCCTACACGATGCCTTGATTTTAGACGTCCATCCAGACAGGTTACAAGATGTTGCTGACATATCCAAGGTAAATGTCCCTGGATATGATCAGGCGTTTCCTATAAAAATAGAAGAAATTTCAAGGTAAAAACTTGTACACAAGTTTTTCTAGAATTAATATGAGACATTATGTCACTAAGTCCAGAAGATATCGTTGCTAACTTTGATAAGTTTCGTTCATTGTGCGAGAAGCTTGGAGATCGATCAAGCGCTGCATTGTCCATGGTCGATGCATTGGGAGAAAAGTTGGCCATGTGTCCTGCTTCTAGCAGGAAAGATTATCACGCAGCCTACGCCGGGGGCCTCGTCGAGCATTCTCTTCGAGTTCTTTCCAACTCAATGAAGCTTGTCAAGGCATACGGATGGGATGTTCCAAAAGAGTCATTGATCATCAGCTGTCTCTTTCATGATATTGGTAAGGTCGGTCTAGCAAATGATGACGGATCTGTGACAGATTATTACGTTACACAAGATTCAGAATGGCACCGTGAGAAGTTAGGCGAGTTCTACAAACACAACAAGGAGATGCAGTATATGTCAACTCCTCAACGCAGCGTCAATATGTGTCAAGCATTTGGCCTTAAGCTGAAGACAGATGAATATCTTTCTATCTTACTCAACGATGGATTCGTATTGGACGAGAACAAGCCTTATTGTTTAAAGACGAGTCCCTTGGTTTTTACAGTGATGACCGCTGATTATATTTCGACTATGCAGGAAAAAGTTGGCGGATCTTGGACGCCTTGACAATATTTAATCGTCATGGACGAAAAGTTACGCTCTTACATTAAGCTTCTCATCGCCGAAATTTTAGAAGAGAATCGACCTGCTGCTCAGCAGCTAGTCCGCCAAGATCATGGTAAAAGATCGTTAAAGAAAAAGGATGCGGAAGAGGATGAAGAGATTCAAGAGTTTAGCGGAGTTGGTGCCATCCAAGGGTTTACGTTACCTCTTGGTATGAGCCCTGATTCACCGATTAGGGGATCAAAGAAGCGCAAGAAGAATCCAAAGCGTAATAACCCAAGTTGGTCGTGAATTAAAGTCGTTGAACACAAATAAAGGTATGTGGTAGGGTACAACTACCTGCATGGTGCAGGGGTAATATTCCTGCCATAGGTTAGGAATAGGAAACGGAAAAGGATAAGGAAAAATATTATGGCAATTGATCTAGAAGCAATTAAACGTCGTGTTGCAGAGCTCAGCGGTGTGAAGAAGACATCATCGGTTCAGTTGTGGAAGCCGAGTCTAGGTGAACATAAGATTCGATGTCTACCATGGAAGAATGCTCCAGATGGACAACCATTTGCAGAGCGTTGGTTTTATTATATTGGTGATAATGCTGGAATTCTTACGCCGCACCAATTCGGTAAACCAGATCCGATCAACGACTTGATTAAAAAGTTGTACAGCAGCGGAAAGCCAGACGATCGAAACTTGGCAAAGAAGCTTCAACCAAAAATGCGTTGCTACGCTCCAGTCGTTGTTCGAGGAGAAGAAGACAAGGGCGTTCAAGTTTGGGCTTTCGGAAAGCTAGTCTATCAACGAATGCTAGGGTTCTTCCTTGATGAAGAGGTTGGTGACATTCTGTCTCCGACAGAGGGCTTCGATTTGAAGGTCTCTATTACAAAACAGCCAGGAAAGCAATTCAATGATACGACAGTAGATCCTGCCCGCAGGCCTTCAAAGCTTCATGAGGATTCAAAGACTGCTGAACAATGGTTGAATTCAATTCCAAACATTGATGATATGTATCGTCTTAAGTCGACTCAAGAGATTGAAACGGTTCTTAATAATTGGTTAAATGGTGGTTCTTCTGCAGATGCAACTCCTGAAATGTCAAGAGGGGTTACAACGACCGACGCTCTTGATGATCTAGTCGCAGAAGTAAAGTCTTCAACAGCGGATTCAAAACCAGCCGCAAAGAAGACCAAGAAAGAAGAAGACACGAAGAAACAATCATTGGATGATGCTTTTGCAGATCTAATGAATGACGAATGATAAGTAACGTATGAATAAACGCCGGGAATCAAATAGGTTTCCGGCGTTTGTACTATTCGAACATAATAGGAGATAATAACAAGACATATGGCCAAGAATAAAGAAGAAAAGACATCATCAAAAAGCAATGAAGTTGATTTTGCAGCAGAGCTAATTCGTGATATCAATAAAGAATTTGGAACTAGAATTGCTTACAATCTTGCAGAAATGGATGCGCCGACCGTCGTAAAACGCTGGATCGATACTGGGTCTATTCAACTAAATTATGCAATTAAAAATGCTCTTGGCGGAGGATATCCAGAAGGTCGAATCATTGAAATTTCTGGTCTTCCTTCATCTGGTAAATCTCACTTAGCATATCATGCCGCGGCCGTTGCACAAAGAATGGGTGGTCTTGTTGTTTATATTGATACAGAAAATGCTACACCTGTTCAAAAGTTATCCGACATGGGGATCGATGTTCGTAAGCGATTTGTTTATTGCGACTCACATTGCACTGAAGAAGTCTTCTCCATCATTGAATCTACGATTCTGAAAGCAAAGCAGATAGTTGAAAAAAATGTTCCTATTCTTGTTATTTGGGATTCTGTCGCAGCAACATCACCAAAAGCTGAGCTTGATGGTGAATACGAACAAAATTCAATCGGTCTTCAGGCCCGCGCCATCTCAAAAGGCATGCGCAAAATTACTGGTGTAATTGGTCAAAATAATGTTACTCTGCTTTGCCTTAATCAAATTAGAGACAATATTGGGTGCGTTTCTCCTGACACTAAACTAACTGTGAGAAAACGACAGTAATACTCAAACCTGGTTGATACTTATGACATATGAAGTTATAATGTAATCCATCCAAACAATATTGGACATATTGAAAAATATTTAGACAATTTGAGTTGTGAATAATACTTATTTGCAGATGTATTCAATTACAAAATTTGCAAAGATGTGTGGGTTAACAAGCAAAACTCTTTACCGATGGGAAGAAGAGGGAACTTTAAAGCCTGTTGTCCTAAAATCTGGGCATAGAAGATATACAGATGACCACTATCGTCAAGTCATTGGAGTAACATCAAAACCTCGATTAAATGTTATCTACTGTAGAGAATCTACTCAGCAGCAGGCTAGCTCTTTAAGAGAACAAGAAAAAAGAATAAAAGATTTTTGCATTGCAAACGGAGTTAAGATTGATAAGGTCATCTCTGAGTTTGGTTCTGCTTTAAATTACAAACGCAAAGGGTTACTAGAACTCCTGTCCTTGATTAAGGATGATAAAGTAGAAACTTTGGTCATTCACTATAAAGATAGGTTGCTCAGGTTTGGATTTGAACTCTTTGAAGAACTGTCCGCTATGAACAGCTTCAAGATCATCGTTATTGATGATTCTGAATCGGACAAGACAAAAGAGCAAGAATTTGCTGAGGATCTGATTTCAATCGTTCATCACTTTAGTATGAAGCTCTATGGGTCTAGGAACTATAAGAAAAAAATTAGCGCATCCGTCAAAAACTTAGAGGAGATTAAAGATGAAATCTCTAAAGGTTAGAATCTTTCCGAATTTACAACAGAAAATTGTTATTCGTACGCTTTCAAACGAGCACAGAATTCTCTACAATCACTTGCTAGAATTTGCTAAAAAGGGAGAAGATTTCAAGCAGCTTAATCAGCGGTACAAGAATTTTAGAAATGAAAACCGATTAACGATCTTATCACATCCAGCACAAACTACGTGTAGAGGATTGTTTGATTCGATCAAGTCTTTTTACGCGCTTAAGAAAAAAGATCCTTCTGCAAAATTTCCATACAAGTTCAAATCTTACAAACAATTTTGCACGTTTCAATTTCACTGGAATGGTGGAAGTGGTGGTTTTAAGATTGAGGAACGAAATATTCAGATTTCTTTGGTTGATGGGCATAAACTAAACATCAATATGCCTGACTACTTCAAACACAGCGAAGTGAATAACTCAACAGTAAAGACAATGAGTATTAAAGAAGAATCAAATAAGCTCTTCTTAATTTTCACTTATTCTGAAAAGCCATCAAACAAAGATTTGAAAAAAGAAAACTTTCTATCAATTGATTTAGGAATAAGTTCAATCGCTACGTGCTTTTCAAACGCAACCAAACCTTTTGCGATTCAAAATAATCAATTTAAGAAGGTTGAAAGAACAAAAGAGCATGTCCAAAGCCTTCGAGACAAGAAGATGAAGGGTTCAAGTCGATGGAAGAAATTAACTCAAATTCATAAAAAATTGTCAAAGAAGAACGCTGACAAAAACAAGAATTTTCAGCACAAAACCAGTAAAGTTATAATTGAAAAGTGCTTGAAAGAAAATATCGGAACATTGATCGTAGGTGACATTCAAACAAAAAAGTTGCCAAAAGGAAAACGATCCTCCAAGGGACTTAACAAGTCCACGCAGAACCAAGGCACCTTGTCTAGGTTCAAAACATTTCTTGACTACAAAGCAAGAAATGCAGGAATAGATTTTCATCTGGTCGATGAAAGTTATACATCTCAGCTCAATTGCTTAACCGGAATAAAAACTTTAAGTTCAGACCTGTCTATAAGGGAAGTTGAGCTTGAAGAAGGATTGATAATTGACAGAGACCTAAATTCAGCTACTAACATAGCTAAACGACACATGGGCAAATGGTTTGCCCAAACTGAGAATTTTGTAGATTTCTTGCAGGGTTTTCAGAAGATGTACGTGAACAATTCATCAGAATTGAGAGCGTATGAGAAAATTGTCTAAAATTTTCAAATCATGTCATACATGCCATAAAGAGATTTTTGAAACCAAGAATTTTTGTAACAAATTTTGTTACTTTTCAAGGAAAGATTACAACAACCACTCAGAAGAAACAAAACAAAAGATTGCAAAAGGAAATTCAAAGCCTTTTACAGCGGAAAGAAAAAAGAACATATCGCTTTCAAAACAAAAGCCAATTGATAAAGAACTATTAAAAACCTTAAATTACCTTTGGAGTTTAACATATGTGAGTCCAAAAGTGATAAAAGAAATTTCTGGTCTATCTAGAAGAAGTAGAATTTATGAAAATTTATTCAAGAAATTTTGCAAGTATGATCAGAAAAAATTTATGCCGTCTGATTGGTATCCAGAGCATTATCAAAAACTATTCGAGCTGGCCGATCAAAGGATATGGTTTAAGCAAATTGCAAAGATCCTTGGGTTCGGCAAAAAACAAGTTTATTCCGTGATGAAGAAGTTAGGACTTCAAATAAACACAAAAAATCCTGATGCATGGAGCTGTGTAACATCAAAAGTCGAGTTTGAAGTTATTTCGTGGATAAAAGAAAAAAAATTTCAAGTTGAAACACAATTCCATATCGGAAATTTCTTGTACGATGGTCACATAAAAAATTCTAACATTTTAATAGAAGTTAACGGTGATTATTGGCATTGCAATCCACAAGTCTACAAGAATGGTCCGATTAACCAAATGCAAAAATCTCACATAAGAAGGGATTTTGCAAAAAAAAGCTTTGCAGCAAAACAAGGATACTATCTTGTGACGATTTGGGAAAAAAACGTAAAAGATAATCCTGAAAAAACAAAAGAGTGGTTGTTGAATAAGATTAAATCAAACATCATTGAGACAAAAAATGACTGAAAATCAAACAACAATTAAAGAACTGTTTTCGACTCTCGGATATGATTACTTAACGATGGACGTTAATAAGTCTATTGATGTTTCTCATTTAGGTTATGAAGTAAAAACATCAAAAAATGGTGAACCAGCTTGGTCTTTGGTGAAAAGCATAATTCGAAAAGATTCGACCGATGCGTATTATGTCCCTCAATTTGACCTAAGTGTAAGTCCTCTACACATATTTTTTGCAAAAGTTGACAGTTCTGAACCACACTGGATCGAAGCTACGGCTTTGATTGATTGCGAAAATGTTGAACTTTATCATGAGTCTGGTGAATGGGTTCCTGCTCAGGTTTTATGGCAAAAAGGTAGAAGGATTGATATCCTCGACATCGAAGTTGAAGGAACACATTCATATTTTTCCAATGAAGTTCTTTCTCATAATACGATGCACGGAGATCCGTTAACAACGCCTGGAGGTCGTGCAATTCCGTTTCATTCTTCCGTTCGTATTCGTCTCGGCTCCGGAAATCAAGTCAAAGACAAGAACGGCATGCCTATTGGCATCCACACAACGGTTACTATTAAGAAGAACAAGGTAGCTGCTCCATTCAGAAAGATGGAGTTTGATATCATCTTCGGTAAAGGAATCGTCGAAGACGAATATCTCTTTGATGAATGTAGATCGCATTGCAAAGAGAACGGTCCTGTCAAACGTAAGGGTCATGCAATCAATATCTCTGGTGAAGGTGCATGGAAGGAGCTCAGCGTTGTAGATGAAAAGACTGGTGAAGTCGTTGTAGAAAAGAAGTTCTATAAATCTGAATTTGGATCTTTGATGCGTGACGAAGTTCATGGTCCTTTTATCATGGAAGTGATCGACTGCGCTTTGACGCTAACTACCGGTCCTGCAGCAGAAACAGACGCTGACGATAACATAACTGATGATGGAGGTACAGATGAGTGAACGTGTTACAAATCCTATTTGGGTAAAAGTATTAACCGATGATGACTCACAAATACCAGCTTATCAAACTCATGGGTCTGCGGCTAGCGATTTGAAATCGACCGATGACGTTGTCATTCCTTCTGGGTCTAGGGTCGTTGTCGGTACTGGGATCAAACTTGAAATTCCAAATGGATTTGGTGCAATGGTTTGTTCTCGTTCAGGCTTAGCGGCGAAGAATGGTATCCAAGTGCTAAATGACCCAGGATTGATTGATACTGATTACCGCGGGGAGGTAAAGGTCATTCTTCATAATGCAGGTAAGGAAGAGTTTATTGTTAAAAAAGGCGATAGGATTGCACAACTGTTATTTTTCCCTATTTTTCAAGCCATCTTTCAAAAAACTAAGGTGGTTGCAGAAACGGCACGAGGAGAAGGTGGATTCGGTAGCACGGGGGTTTAAGCTTGAATTTTGAACATCCGATCTTGATTGTCGATGCCCAAAACTTATTTTTAAGAAGTTGGGCAGCGTATCCGACGATGAATAAAAATGGAGAGCCGATGGGCGGATGTATCGGCTTTCTAAAATCTCTTCAACGTATTTGCCGTGAGATTCAACCCTCCAGGGTATATGTCGCATGGGAAGGTGGAGGTTCTCAAAGAAGAAGAAATCTGTATTCTGAATATAAACTAGGTCGGCGACCAGAAAAGTTGAATAGATTTTACGGAGATGACATTCCTGACTCTGAAGAGAATAGAAAACATCAGTTGATAACTCTTCTAAACATGCTAAAGTCAATACCTGTATGTCAGATCTATGTTTCTGATTGTGAAGGTGATGATGTAATCGCTCATCTGTGTACTGGTCCTTTTAGAAATGAATGCAAAATCATTGTTTCATCCGACAAAGACATGTATCAACTATTAGATGACAAGACAAGGATTTATAGTTTGCATAAGAAAAAAGTTGTAAATGCAGATGATATTTTTGAAGAGTATAGGATAAAAACGCATAATTTTGCGATTGCGAAAGCAATTTGCGGAGATCCTGGCGACAACGTTCCCGGTGTGAAAGGAATTGGATTCAAAAAGGTTTCTTCAAAAATACCGATTTTATCAGGAGATCAAGAACTAATTTTGCAGGAAGTATTTGACTTTTGTCAATCCAGAATTGACGAGTCTATTATTTATCGACGAATCGTGGAAAGCGCACAAGACGTAAAGAGAAATTGGAAATTGGTTCATCTTGATGGAAGTATGTTATCTGCAGACCAAGTTTCAAAGGTGCAACATGTCGTCAATACATTCACTCCTCGGGTGGATAGGATGGGACTAATTCGAGCGCTGGTTAAAGAAGGAATAGAAGGCTTTGATACAGAAAGCTTTTTTTACGATTTAAAGCCTCTTATCAATCATTGATTTATGAATACGCAAAATTCTACCCCGACATTCGGTACGTACGGAAAATCTTTTCAAGAAAAGATCATGCAAGCTTTATTGACTGACTGGAAGTTTGCAGAACAAATGACGGAGGTTTTTAATTCTTCATACTTTGAATTGAAGTACCTTCAATTTTTAGCAGATCGTTACTTTTCTTACTCTAAAAAGTACAAAGTCTTTCCGACACTACAGCTTCTAGCAACAATCATAAAGGAAGACTTAAAGACAGGAACCGACGTCATTCTACGCGATCAGATCATTGATTATCTTCAAAGGATGAAGTCTAATCCAGACTCAGGCGATCTTCAGTTTGTACGTGAAAAATCGCTTGATTTTTGTCGAAAACAAGCTCTTAAGGCTGCTCTTGAGAATGCAGTCGATCAGATGCAGGCTGACAAATATGAATCCATCGTAGAGTCGATTAAGAAGGCCGTTCAAGTAGGCACTGCTCCGTCTGTCGGTCACGACTTTTTTAATGAGATGGATGCACGATTTACTCGTCTAAAAAGAGACACAATCCCGACAGGTATTCCTGAACTAGATAAAAAAGAATTATTGAATGGCGGTTCTGGAAAAGGAGAACTGTTATGTGTTGTCGGTGGATCAGGATCAGGTAAATCACACTTCTTAACCATGATCGGTGCAAATGCACTACGTAATGGTAGAAACGTCCTTCACTACACATTTGAATTGTCTGAGACCGCAGTAGGAATTCGTTACGATTCAAATCTTTGTAATATGGATTCAAATGAAGTGATGGACCGCAAGGAAGAAGTCAAAAAATTCTATCATGAAAACAAAGGTTTAGGAAGATTATTTATCAAAGAATATCCTACAAATACCGCATCAATCTTCACGGTTCGATCACACATTGAAAGGTTGGATTTAAAAGGATTCAAACCTGATATCATCATTGTTGATTACGCTGACATTATGAGATCTACTAGACAATTTGATTCATTACGACATGAATTGAAACTTGTTTATGAGGAGTTGCGTGGGTTGGCGATGGAGTATGGTATCCCGATTTGGACTGCATCACAGTCTAATAAGGAAGGTGCTAACGCAGAGGTAATTGACATGACAAATATGTCAGAAGCCTACGGTAAAGCGATGATTTGTGATTTTATCATCTCAGTGTCCAGGCGATCGCATGAAAAAGCTTCTGGATGGGGAAGATTATATGTCGCCAAGAATCGTGCTGGTCGTGATGGATTAGTGTTTCCCGCAAAGATTAATACCGCAAGATCACAATTTGAAATTGTCGGAGCTGCCGATGCACCTGATGTAACTGCATCATCAGATGATGAGGCTCAAAAAAGAGCATTACGTGCAAAATGGCGCGAATTAAAGAGCGAATTTTCAACTCAAAAACCGAACAACTTAGAAGCTAACGTTATATAATTAAATTTCCCCTCAACGAGAGATCCACATGACACACACAAGAGATGAAGCATATAGGGCATCTTTAAAATATTTTAACGGAGACGAGCTTGCAGCAAACGTTTTCGTTGATAAGTACGCTCTAAGATCTCCAAATGGAGATCTTCTAGAACTAACTCCATCTGACATGCATTTGCGTCTAGCAAAAGAGTTTGCTCGCATTGAGGCTAAGTATCCTAATCCTATGTCGGAAAAAGAAATCTTCTGTCTTTTAGCAGATGTTGAGCACATCGATATCTCAAAAAGAGCTGTGATGTCTCTTGAGGAGCTGGCTAAAGAATCACGAGGCCTTGGACCTGTCGTTCCCCAAGGTTCACCGATGTCAGCAATCGGCAATGACTATAAGCTACAATCACTTTCAAACTGCTTTGTGATATCTTCACCGGAAGATTCATATGGAGGTATCTTATTTGCAGATCAAGAACAAGCTCAAATCATGAAGCGCCGCGGTGGCGTCGGTTTCGATATTTCTACGATTCGTCCGAAGGGAATGAACACCGCAAATGCGGCTGGCACCACAGATGGAATCAGCGTCTTTATGGAAAGATTTTCAAACACTTGCCGCGAGGTCGCGCAAGGCGGAAGACGTGGAGCTCTGATGCAGACTATATCAGTTGTCCACCCAGAAATTGAGACTTTCATCAACATCAAGCGCGATTTGAAAAAGGTGACAGGAGCGAATATCTCAATTCGTCTCACTGATGAGTTTATGCATGCGGTCAAGGATGACGCAGATTTTACATTGCAATGGCCCGTGGATGTGCCGCTTGAACAGGCCAAGGTCACCAAGCAAGTCAAGGCCAAGCAAATCTGGGATCAAATCATCGATGCAGCGTGGACGTCAGCAGAACCTGGTTTACTTTTCTGGGACACAGTAAAACGTCGAACTCCGACCGAAGCTTATGCGTCTGTAGGTTATGGAAATGTTTCAACAAATCCTTGCGCCGAGCTCGTTCTTAGTCCTTACGATTCTTGTAGGTTGCTTCTCGTTAATGTCTATAAATTCGTAAAAAATCCTTTTACATCTGCAGCTGCTTTTGACAACGATAGATTCAAGGAAACTGTTCAAAAGGCACAAAGATTGATGGACGACCTTGTCGATCTAGAGATCGAGGCAGTCGACAAGATTATAGAAAAGATTAAAAACGATCCTGAATCTGACTTCGTCAAATCTGCCGAAATCAATTTATGGCAAAAGATTAAGACAGCCACGTCTGGTGGTCGTCGTACGGGTCTAGGAGTCACTGCTATTGGTGACACCATCGCGGCAATGGGATTTGTCTATGGAACCAACTTGGCCATTGAAATGACGGAAACTATTTACAAGGCTATTTGTCTTTCGGCTTATAAGTCTACGATCAAGCTGGCCGAGGAACGTGGAGCTTTCCCTGTCTTCTCTCACGAGCTTGAGGAAAAACACCCATTCATCCAACAGGTGCTCGAAGCAGAACCTGATCTTGTTTCGGCCTACAAGAAGCACG